GATAGGTATGTTTGTAGTTTACTGTAAGGTAGGTTTTGCTCGAACTCGTATCTTGCAATATCTGACTCTAATGCTTTTTGCTGATATGATTCGGTTGCTTGCCCTACGTTCATTAATTGTTGAATATCTTGGTAATCTGCCTGAGCAAGTGCAGGAGCATCTCGTAGCGCTTGCTCTTGTATTGCACGCTCATTAGCATAGTTTTGATATGCTAACTCACCAGCACGATTAGTTAATTCTTTTGCTAAATTTGTAGATGCACGAGATTGTAAATCTGACATAGCACCAGAACCATAACGACCAGCAGAAGATGCCTGAGACTGAATACCCTGCAATGCATCATAAAATTGTTGTGTAGCAACACCTGCTGTGCCTGCTAATGCTTGCGATAAATATGGATTCATGCCTAAGTTAGCACCAGAAATAGTATTAGCAAGTTGTTGTTGAGCGCCAGTTACTAATGGAGAACCTGCTAATGCTCTGTTTTGTGTTGCTTGTAATGCAGATTGTGTTTGAGCAGATGGAGATACGTATGTTTGGTATGGATAGTATTGTGGAGTATCTGATTGATAAAGTTGTTTACTTTCTTGTAAACCATATTCAACAAATGGACGAACAGTTGGATCTAGTTGTTGTTGTTGTGTTGTTGTAGACGAACCACCTCCTCCTCCACCTTTAAATAGTTGTCTGCCCATTTTGCCATTGTCGATGGACTGGTTACCATCTAACTCTGGGAAATAATCATGTATCATAATTTTAACTCCATTAACGTATATTTAGGTTCTAATTCGAATTTTTTTCGCCATAATCTGACGATACTTTGTTTAGCAGTAGAACCTTGAACCTTAGTTCCACCATTGTTTTTTACCCATGTAAGAAATTGATCCCAACATTTTTTATTAGTTATGCCACCTATATAAGTAATATAAGCAACACGATCATTAGGATAATTTACCCATTGGACTGTAAATGCACATTCACAAACTTTATCATTCATAACTAATAAAAGTGTCGAATTGCCTTGAGAAACGAATTGTCGTAATTGGTCAATAGTAAATTCACCATTACCTGTATCAATTGCTTTTTGTAAATGTAATTCTGCTAAATTCCAAAATTGATGGACATGATTAGTAGGGACTATAAATAAATTAGTATCCATTACCCTATAATAACATACCCATATGTCTTGTTCGATATGCTGTTAGGCAAATGTGTTATTGTTGCCTGTCCTTTTTGTCTATTGCTTACATATAACTCATGTGCTGACCCTGTTGTTTGTGATGGGTCTATCATTTGTAAATTAACCATTAATGCAGGAATTGCAGGTCTTACAAAAGGTGTTGTTTGTGCTACATAATTTTCTAAATAAATAACTGTGTTATCTACTGATGCAACAACTTCAACATAATCATTAGCATTTAGTTCTAATGGGTGATTAATATTAATAGGCATATATCCATTTACACCACCATGACTTTCTACCACACTAAATTTTGTTGCAGAATGTGGCACATCTGTTCCATTTATTCTTACCCAAATATATGCTTCATGAATTTGAACATCAGTATTTACAAATAAAGCAGATACATCTACATCATAAACCCCTGCATAACTGACTGTAATACGATTACTTGCTAATGACATACCTACTGTATATTCAGATTCTGATAAATCTAATACTTGTGGTGTATTAGCAGTAGCAAAAGTTATATCTGCTCTTTCTTCAAATGTTCCATAAGGATAAGCATTTGTAGATGCAGAACTTAAAGTCAATGGTGCTAATAGTATTTGTGATTCAAAACCTATACGCTCATTATAAATAGTTGTTGTTGTTGCACCGCCTGTTGCTAAATCAAATGTTCCTGTGTTGTTAGATTTACCTTCAACAAGGTTATTGACCACTTCTGCAACAGTTCTAGGATCACCACCTTGAAATGGTAGTTTACGATACATTCTTGTCATTATCGAATTCCTCTAGGAACGATGTCTACATCCACTCCTATTGCGTGTGTCCAATTACCAGTAGGGTTGACTTCTACACGATGATAACGACCAAAACTTCTTACACCTGCTCGACCTTCAGATGAGGTTGTAACAGATGAACCAAAGGTAATAATATTGTCTAGTTCTTTGCGTGATGCAATTCTCACTGTAGATGAACCATCTTGTATTTGTGGTCTGACTAAGTTAGCACAACTGTTAAATCCTACTTCTAGGTCACCAGTCACTAATTTAGCAGTCATGTTTGTTCCAGTAAATGTGACAATCTTTTCACCATCTACTCCACCAAAAAGTAACTTACCACCAACCCATTCTCTTGAGTCTAGTGATGCAGGTAATGAATCCATTGTGCCGAATACATCTAAACCTTCTAGTGTGACACCTGATGTTGCTAGAGATGCAATATAGTCTACAGAAGTAGAATCAGATTTAGACCATTTGTCTAACTGCCAGTTATAAATAAGCAGTGAACGACCTCCTGATGTGTTAGGATAGTTCCATGCCACAATGTTTCTAACAGGGTCTACTGCACTAGAGATAGAATCAAACTGACCTAAGTCTGCGTTCTTAAAGAAGTATCTATCTATTTTTTCTGTGCCAATTCCTCTGACTGAATTACCATCACATGAATAGAAACCATCATCTGATAAGAAGTAAGAGATGTTGCCATATTGTGCTACTGAACCTGTAGATATACAACCTAATCCTCTTGATATTATATCTACCTGAAAGAACAAAGGACTGCCAATATATGAAAGTCTCGCCACTGCTCGCTCTAAGAAAACTAATCCAAACTCGCCACCAGTGATGCCAGTAATGTTTCCACCATCAGGAATGATCTGATAATCAGATTGCGAGGTTGTTCCTGATACCCATGTTGTTTCATCGTTGATGTCAGACCATTGCACTTTGTTAGCATTAGTTCCACCATCTAGGTTAGCAGTCACTACAAAGTCACGCACTACAGTAATAAATTTAGCAACAGGTGCGTTAGCATCAACATCTGCAAAGTTACTAGATGAACCTACAGTCCATGCTTGAACTTTATTTACATTATTAACTGCTAATACAACATTACCAAACTGTGCAAATCTCCATATACCTGCACCAGTATAATCACCTGCTTTAGATACATTGTTTAGGTCTTTAGTTGCACCATCGTATAGGAAGAGTTTGGTATCACCGCCTGCAAATAACTGTGTAGTTGTATTAAACTTACCTGCAAATACAGAAGTTAAACTTTCACCTGCACTGTTAGATAAATCTACAGCACTTGCAATAGAACCATAACCAACTGCTTGAGGAATGACATTATTAACATCTATCATTTGTCCTGCAATAGAAGGTTGATCTGGTAACCATTCACCAAATTGAACTCGTTGAGTTGCCAATTATTCACCCCAGTCTTGAGAATTCATTACCTCTATCAATGCTTCTACAGTGGTTACACCTGCAATAGCAGTTTCTAATCTTTCTGATTCTGCAACGATTGCTACTCGTTTAGATGCTACATCTGTAGGAATGTCTACATTGCGTTCTACTTTACGAGTCACATACCAGTCTGTTTGTGCTAGTAGTTTACCTGCTGTGTCTTTGACTTGTGCAATCATGTTAGACTTCAAACCTTTAGTGACTAATCTTTCGTCACTGTCTACCATCACAGGATTGTCTGGGTCTGTGTTATCTAATACTTTCACATAGAGTTGGTTACCTTCTTCGTCTACTTCTTCTTTATCCTCTAGTGCTTTTGGATTGTTGATGTCACCACTCCAGTAAAATCTGTCATCAGCACGAACAGGGTCGTCTACCCATGTAATACCGATAGCAGTCTTTTCTGCTTCTGTTGATTTTTGTAACCAAGAAGATGGGTATTGGATACCTGCATGGGTAAATCCTCTGCCTATCCTTAATGTTAAGTTTCCTAGTTTATACATAATGTTTTCCTTTTAATGTTATTCCTATTGTGCTAAAGAGTTCTTAAATGGATTACTTGCAAATGCCATATAGATATGATTTTGACCACTTGTATTAATTGAAGCATTTGCATATCTTATTTTAAATCCGTTAGACAAAAAGTCTATTGCATCTGGTGTTGTGCCTTCTGCACCATTAAGATTTGGAATTAAATAATAACTTTGAGGATTCCCATTTGGATC